TAAGACCTCTGCGGGTACGGGAATCTCTGTACCTAATGGCAAGTCCATGGTGCTGCGCTGTGATGGGACAAACGTAGTTGAGGCAGTAGACCAGATCAACGCGCTAACTGTAGCTAGCCTAGTTGCCTCAACGGCAGCTATTAACGGCGGCTCAATCACAGGCATTACGGATTTAGCCATTGCTGATGGAGGTACAGCGGCATCAACTGCCAACGCTGGATTTAACAACCTTGCGCCTACCCAGACAAGTAATGCGGGTAAGTATTTATCTACGGATGGAACAAACACCTCTTGGGCGGCTGTAGATGCCTTACCTAGTCAAACAGGTAACAACGGTAAGTATCTAACAACTGATGGCTCTGCGGCTTCGTGGGGTGTTTTAGATACAGATGCCAATACAACAACTAAAGGCTTGTACGAGATGGCTAACACTATCAGCGTGGATTACACCATCGGCACAGGCAACAACGCCATGAGCGCTGGCCCCATCACGATTGACAGCGGCATATCTGTTACCGTCCCCACCGGCTCACGCTGGGTTATTAGTTAAGGTTTATATGGCAATTATATTAAATGGGACAACTGGCATTACAACGCCGGATATTACCAGTGCTGGTTCACTAAACATTGATGCCTCAGCGCCTGATAACAGCTTGGTTGTAGACAGCGCAGGCAACCTCGGCTTGGGGGTTACTCCGAGTGCTTGGAATACCTTTAATGCGTCTTTTCAAATTGCAGGCGCATCTTTAAGTGGTTTGGGCGAAAATAACACCGCTTTAGCAAGCAACGCTTATTACAACTCTGGGTGGAAATACTACGGCACAGCAAGCGCAAGCTCTTATCAACAAAACGCTGGGCAACACGCATGGTCTGTAGCCCCCTCCGGCACAGCAGGTAACGCTATCTCGTTTACTCAGGCAATGACGCTGGATGCTAGTGGTAACTTGCTAATGGGAACTGCTTCATACGCTGCTGGACAAAATGCCATTATGTTACGTGGCAGTTCAAGCAACTTTAGCAGAAACTCGACAGCCGCATCAGCACAAATTTACTTTGAAAACCCCAACGGAACGGTTGGTCAAATATCAACCAGTGGCTCTAGCACATCTTTTTTAACATCCTCCGACTACCGCTTAAAAGAAGATTGGCAACCCATGACGGGGGCTTCTGAGCGTGTCAAAGCCCTCAAGCCTATTAACTTTGCGTGGAAGGTAGACGGCTCACGGGTAGATGGCTTCTTGGCTCACGAGGCACAAGAGGTTGTACCAGAGTGTGTTTCTGGTGTTAAAGATGCCATGCGTACAGAGGATTACGAAGTTACTCCTGCTGTATTAGATGACGATGGCAACATCACGACTGAAGCCGTAATGGGCGAGCGTGAAGTGCCAGAATACCAAGGCATTGACCAAAGCAAACTTGTACCTTTGTTGACCGCGGCATTACAAGAAGCATTGACAAAGATTGATGCACTAACCGCCCGTATTGAGGCACTGGAGCAAGCATGAGTAAAGTAGCGATAACCGGCAACGCCTCCGGCACAGGTGTTTTTACAGTAGCCAGCCCAAACAGCAATGTTGACCGAGTGCTCACGTTGCCTGATGAGACGGGTACGGTGTTAACTACGGCGGTACGTCAAGCCGGTAGGCTGCTAAGAATCACCAGATACACCACAGCAGGAAGCGGCACATGGACTAAACCTGCTGATACTGTGTCGGTGCTGATTAAGGCTGTTGCCGGAGGCGGTGGCGGGTCACATGACGTTGGGGGAGTTCCCTGCGGGGGTGGTGGAGCGGCGGGTGGCTTTGCCGAGATATTCATCGCCGTTGCTGCCACTTCTTATGCCTATGTTGTTGGTGCTTCCGGCGCTACGGGGGCAGGGGGGTCGGCGGGTGGCGCAACAATTATCGCGGGTATTGCTGGGGGTGCTGGCGGGGGCGCTCCGGGTATTGCTGGAGGTAAAGGAACTACGCCGACAGGTGGGACAATAAACATCCGTGGGGGTGATGGGCAGCCCGGTGGCACAGGAGATACAGGAACTCTAAACGGCTCTGGCGGGAACGGGGGGGCTAGTTATTACGGTGGTAATGGCGGTGGCGGCACGACTGCTGTAGGCACTGCGGGTGTGTTTGGCGGCGGCGGTGGTGGTGGCGGGGATGGTGCTGTAGGTGGAGCAGGCGGTGCAGGTTACATTGAAATTCAGGAGTACGCATGATGAGAGCAGCTAAGATAACAAACGGAATTGTGACTGATTTATGGGAAGTCCCATCGCTGACCTGCTACGAAGGCGTAACCTTAATCGAAGCACCTGACTTCGTTGGCATGGGGGCAACCTACGACGGAACAACCTTCGTTAACCTACCACCCTTACCACCTACGCAGGTAGAAATAAACGCAACAGCCCAAGCCTACCTAGCCGCAACAGACTGGATGGTGCTAAGGCAAGCAGACAGTGGCGAGGTTATGCCTAACAACATCAAAGACGCACGCGCTGCTGCTCGACTGGAGATTAAGCCATGACATTTGAACAATGGTTCGCCTCATTAGACGGTGGCTATGACAGCTACGAAGACTTATTAAAAGAGTGCTGGGAAGCGGCGCAACAACAAGGGATTAAATAATGGCTGCATCATTAACTAGTACAGACTTAACCTTAGATAACACTTCAGGCGCTAGCATACCCGGCACTCCATCGGCAGGGCAGACTGTACTCTATCCTAAAGACGATAAGCTGCTTTATTATAAGGATGATGCGGGGGTTGAGAGGCTGGTTAATGTTACTGCTGCTGTCTTGGGATTAGGGGTTGACCAGACTTGGCAATCTGTTAGCAGAACATCTGGCACTAGCTATACAAACTCAACAGGTAGGACAATTGCCTGCCAATACGCATTTTCTGGTGGGGCTAGCTTAAATGGGTATTTCGTAATTGGGGGGTTTACTATGCCAACCGCAAGCACCGGTACTTCAACCGCTGGTATACAGTTTGTTGCCACGGCTGAAGTACCCTCAGGCGCTGTTTATTCATTCAACACGAATGGTTCTTTTGTATCTGCCCAAGAACTTCGCTAAGGATAAATGATGAAACACTACATAAACACAGTAACAAAAGAAATCTACGCCTACGAGTCAGACGGCTCACAGGATGCGTACATCAAAGAAGGTTTAGTACCTATCAGCGATGCTGACTTAGCCACTATTAGAGCATCACAGGTTATCCCACCAACCTACCAACAACTCCGAGCCTCAGCATATCCTCCAGCGGCTGACTACTTAGACGCAATAGTCAAAGGCGACACAGCACAAGCGCAGGCATACATTGATGAATGTCTGGCAGTAAAGGCTAAGTATCCTAAATGACCTATCTAGCGCTTGGCGGTGGCCTTACTTGGGCTTTGAGCCACTTTAGGTAATGCTGCTAGAGCTTGCTGCTGCCAACGCAGCCTTTGCTGTCATCAAAGAAACCGTTGCCAATGGTGGAGATATCATGGCAGCGGGGCAGCACCTGTTTAGCTTCTTTGATAACAAGGCCGCGATAGCTAAGAAAGCCAACGCAAGCGGCTCTGATTCAGAAGCGTTTTTTGCGCTAGAGGCTATTAAACGGAACGAACAAGAGCTGCAAGAGATAATGATCTACTGCGGGCGAGCTGGGTTGTGGGACGATTGGTTACAGTTTCAAGCTGATGCCAAGCGAAAACGAGATGCAGCGGTCAAGGCTGAAGCACTAGCTAGATACAAGCGCAAAGAACAGATTTGGGCTTGGGTTAACGGTATTTTGATAACGGTGTCTGTTTTGTCTGGCGTGATTGTTATTGCCGTATTGGTGTGGGCTATATATACAAGGGGCGGAAATGGATGAACTTATTTCAATGGTTAAAGGCTTCGCGCCCGGTATTGCTACTGTACTTGGTGGTCCTTTGGCTGGCATGGCAGTTAGTGCGCTTTCTAAACAACTTGGCGTCAAAGACGAAGTAGACGCGGTGATGAAAGCCATCGCTGCCGATCCCGAAGCGGAAGCCAAAATCAAGCAACTCGAACATGAAAAATTTAAAGCTATTCTTGCAGATAAAAACAGTGCTCGTGAGCGCGAGATGGCTATTGCTTCCAGCGCAAACGCGCCTCTCCTTAACAAAATTGTGACCCCAGCTTTGGCGCTGGGCGTTGTAGGCTTATCGTTCCTGCTGTTCGCGGTGCTGATCTTTGTGGAGGTAAAGCCCGAGGCTAAAGACATCCTGATCTACATTCTCGGCGTCTTGTCTGCTGCGGTGACACAAATCCTGTCGTATTACTTTGGGTCAAGCGTGGGTAGTAAAGATAAGGGCGACCAACTACGGAACGCCGTCAAATAATTTGGGAGTACGCTATGTCTTTCTGGATGCCTGTTGCGTTTATTTGTTTTACTAATGGGGCCTGCGGGTTTGCCAACGGCACTTTAACGGCAACCGTCAGCCAATGCGAACAGAGAAATTACGTGCTCAGACACAAACTAGCCACGGACCTAAGCGTTAACGCTTTTGAGCTTACATGCGTACAGATACTTAAAGAAGAGTTTATATGAAACTAACCGCCAACTTCTCTCTTGCGGAGATGACCAAAAGCGAAACCGCCCTACGCCATGACATCGACAATACCCCCGATGCCGAGCAGCTAGAAAACCTGACTATTCTGTGCGAGTGTGTGCTGCAACCTGTGCGTGAGCGCTTCGGCATGCCCGTTAAAGTCAACTCAGGCTTTCGCAGTGTTGAGGTAAACACCAAAGTAGGTGGCTCCAAGACTTCAGATCACTGCCGTGGTATGGCTGCAGACATAGAGATTCCCGGGGTGGCTAACGCTGAGCTTGCCCAGTGGATCGTGGATAACTTAATCTTCCGCCAAGTAATTCTTGAGTTCTACACTCCCGGCGTCCCCGATTCAGGTTGGGTGCATGTCAGCTACAGCCCCGGCGACAACAAGAAGCAGGCACTTACCGCTACCAAGATTGATGGCAAGACTGTGTACTTAGGCGGCTTGCAAGCGTAAAATCTCGCTATGCTAAAAAAACTATTGCTTAAACCCGGCGTAAACCGCGAAAATACCCGCTACACCAATGAAGGTGGTTGGTATGAGTGCGACAAAATTCGGTTTCGCCAAGGCACCCCAGAAAAAATCGGTGGGTGGGAGCAGATATCAGATAATCGTTTCTTAGGCGTATGCCGCTCACTATGGAACTGGGTAACGCTTAGCTCTGTGAGCCTAATTGGCGCAGGCACCAACCTCAAATACTACATTGAGCGCGGCGCAGCTTACAACGACATAACCCCACTCCGCGTAACCACAGCCGCAGGAGATGTGACGTTTGCCGCTACTACGGGCTCCTCAGTCGTTACAGTGACGGATACTGCGCATGGTGCAGTAGAGGGTGATTTCGTCACATTTAGCGGTGCCCTAACACTTGGCGGGGACATCACTGTGGCTACGCTGAACACCGAGTTCCAGATCGTCACGGTTCCCGATGACGACACATACACTATCCAGACAGCCGTAGCTGCCACAGCATCGGACACAGGAAACGGCGGCGCTAACGTAGTAGGCGCATATCAAATAAACGTGGGCCCTGAGATTCAGGAGAGCGCGACCGGTTGGAGCGCAGGCCCTTGGGGTTCTGGGTCATGGGGGAATACCACTAGCCTGACAGACGCTCTGCGCATATGGAACCACAGTAACTTCGGTGAAGACTTGGTATTCGGCCCTCGCGGGGGCGCTCTGTACTACTGGGATGCAAGTGCGGGGTTCCCTCAGCGCGGCGTTTTAGTCAGCTCTCTCTTAGGGGCATCGGACGTACCTGCTGCGCATACTACCCTATTGGTATCTGACATATCTCGGTTTGTGTTGTGCTTTGGCGCGTCTCCACTAGGCGGAACTGATCTAGACCCTATGCTAATACGTTGGTCAGACCAAGAAGACATAGCCAACTGGACACCAGCCATTACAAATCAAGCCGGAGACTTGCGCCTGTCTACGGGCTCAAAAATAGTTACCGCCATACAGACTCGCCAAGAGATTGTGGTGTGGACCGACGCCGCACTGTACTCACTACAGTATCAAGGCCCTCCGTTCGTGTGGGGTGCTCAGACGCTAGGAGACAACCTCTCCATTATTGGGCCTAACGCCAAGGCATCCGCCAGTAACGTAACCTACTGGATGGGTAAAGACAAGTTCTACCGCTATGACGGTCGGGTGCAGACAATGCGCTGTGATTTGCGCCAATACATATTCCAGAACATTAACTTGCTGCAAGCAGATCAGATTTTTGCCAGCACGGTGGAGGCGTTTAATGAGGTGTGGTGGTTCTACCCATCTGCTGACTCAACAACACCTAACCGATATGTAGTCTACAACTACGCCGAGGACATCTGGTACTACGGCAACATGACCCGCACAGCTTGGATTGATAGCCAGATACGCAACACCCCCGTGGCTGCGTACAGCGGGCGCTTGATTAACCACGAGACAGGGTACGACGACGGCTCTAATAACACCTCCGTGCCAATTGAGTCCTACATTGCATCCTCGGAGTTTGACATCGACGACGGCAACAACTTCAGCTTTATCTGGCGCTTGCTGCCGGATATTACGTTTAGAGGGTCTACTAGTACAAACCCCAGCGTGAACATGACCCTGCTGCCCCTGCAGAACTCCGGCTCTGGGTACAACACCCCTGCCTCTGTCGGTGGAGAGAACACCCGTCCGGTTACACGCAGCACCACTATACCGATTGAGCAGTTCACGGGGCAGATCAACACCCGCGTGCGCGGACGCCAGATGGCGATAAAGGTTGAGTCCAGTGGGCTAGGGGTGGCGTGGCAGCTTGGCGCACCCCGTATTGACATCCGCCCGGATGGTCGTCGGTAATGGCTAACATCGTTACTTCGGAGTTTGCTGTAAACAGGATAGTCGCTCCGCGCCTGCCAGCGGCCACAGAAGCGTATGAGCGTCAGTATCAGGATCAATTTAACAACATCCTGCGCCTGTACTTTAATCAGCTAGACAACGTTCTGGGGCAGCTAGACACAACCTCTACAGTGGTTCCGCCGACAACAGTGTTTACGGTCGCAACGCTACCTAGTGCGGCTACTTCTGGCGCTGGGTCTAGGTCTTTTGTGTCCGACGCCTCGGGTCCTACGTTTGGCGCTACCGTTGCGGGTAGTGGGGCTGTGACCGTCCCTGTGTACTCTGATGGGGCTAACTGGAAAGTTGGATAACCCCCGCTTCCCATTTGTACTTTGACATACTAAAATATACCTATGAACAACCTACACCCAATTGCGCAGTCTGTCCAGTCACAAGGTCGCGGCGAAGATACCCAACTGGTGCACATGACCCCCGGCGAAGTGCAAGGCTTGCAGGCACTAGCTAAGGCACATGGCGGCTCCCTAACAATTAACCCCGAGACGGGTCTGGTCGAAGCGGGCTTCCTAAAGTCCATTCTCCCTACGATTGCTGGTGTTGGGCTGTCTATGATGGGCGTTCCGCCCCCGCTAGCTGCGGGTATTGTGGGCCTTGGTACTACTGCGCTGAGCGGTGGTGATCTGGGTAAAGGTTTAATGGCGGGTATCGGCGCGTATGGCGGAGCAGGTCTAGGTCAGAGTCTGGGATTGGGCGCCGCAGCTTCGGTTTCAGGGGCTCCAGCGGTTAACGCTTCCGTA